CAAGCCGCGAAGTCCGCGCGGATGCTTCTCTGTACGTCGGCCAGCATCGCGTCCGTAGCCATGCCCACCGCCTGATCGTAGCCGCGCTCCACAATGGCCTCCGCCGAGGTGGATTTGCGCCACTTCTTCAGGGTGATCTCGCCCAGAGTCACCTGGGTGGTGGCGTACTTGGACAGCGGGATCACGTCGCCCTCCGCCACGGTCCCGGACTGCAGGGTGCCGGAGGCCTTCGTGGCCTTGATGACGGAGCCCTCCCGCTTTGCCATGCGGCGGGTGATGCCCAGGAGCTTCGTCAGATCGTTCACGGACGCCGCGAACCGCTCCGTGAAGTCCACCTCTCTCACTCTCGCCAGATCCGCCTTCTTGATCAGATTCGTTTCAGCCGCCATGTCTTTGAATCCATCCTTTCATAAATAATAGGTAGTTTTCGTTCCTGTACCGGAGCCCCTCAGAGCCCGAACGCGCCGGGATTTTCCGCAATGGCGCGCCGCCGCTCCTCTCCGTCCCGGATGGCCAGGATCTCCTCCCGGCTCATGCTCCCGATCCCGCCGGAGAGAGGAGGCCGGGAGAGGGCGATCCCCCGCGTTCCTCCGGATTCCTCCCCGACCAGCCGGAACAGAGGACGGAAGGGACCCTCCATGAGCCCGTCCAGCGCCTCCCGGGATTCTTTTGCGAGACCGCCGTCCTCATCGAGACAGAGGGCCTCCGTCTCCTCTTTCAGCACGCGCATCGCCAGCCCGGCCGCTTCTCCGGACAGACCCACACCGTCCAGATACCGGCGCAGAGCCGCTTCCCGGATCCGCATTCCCTCCCGCCGGAGCGCTTCGTCCCTTTCCTGAGCCGCCCGGTCCTTTTCCGCTTCCGCCGCTTCCAGAGCCTCCTTTGCCCGGCCGAGCTCATCCCGGATCCGTTCAAGCTCCTCCCTCAGAACGGCCGATTCCGCCCGGAGCATCCCGAGGGCGTCGGAGTCAGGGCCGCCCGCTCCGTTTTCATCCGGAGAACCGTCCTCCCGTCCCGACGCCGATCCGCCCGCCGTTCCGACCGACATTCCGTCCGCGTCCCGTGCCGCCGTCAGGTCCTCCCGGCCATCTGTCCGTCCGCCAGCCTCTTCTTCCGCAGCATGTGCGGATCTCTCCGCACTGTCCGGCTTCATCTCCCGGTCATGCATCCCGCATCCTCCCTTCCCGATCATACATATGGGATCCGACAGCTCTCCGGACCGGCGATCCCGAGTCCGCCCGATCCGCTTCACCGCCCGAAGACCTCCTCCGCGCCCGCCGCCGTTCCGTATTCCAGATAGTGCTTCCCCGGCATCCGGACCGTGCCCAGCTCCTGAGCCGCGGCGTACGGAACGTCGGATCCCACGGCAGCCGCGGGCAGACCGTTTTCCCCGATTCCCGCCGTCCAGCCGATGGAGTCCCGCAGACGCCCGGTCCGGACGGGTGCCAGCCGCCGAGACGCCTCAGCAGCCGCAGCTCCCGCCCGGTTCACGACCTCCCGCAGAGCCGCGGCGGACTCCCCGGACAACAGCTCCGACGCTCCGACGGTCTTCAGAACCACCTGAGCCTGCACCCCGATCCCCCGGATCCCGCCGCTCATTCCTCCGCGCCGTCCTCCGGCATCGCCGTCATGCCCTCATGCCGGTAGCACTGCCGCATGATCTCCGCGCCGTCGGAGGCCAAGAGAGCCGCCGCGTGCTGGGGCAGATCGGACACCGCCGCCGCCGCCAGAACCTCGTGATATTTCGCCTCGGCCTTGAGCCGGGCCCGGTCTGCGTTCTCGTCATACGCCCAGTGGACGATGTGGCCGAACTCGCCGTTCGCGTGCTTCTGGATCTCGATGATGTAGTACTGATACATGATAAACCCTCCTGTGGTTTATAGAGTTATGGAGTGTAGAGTGATGGAGTGATGGAGTCGGAAAACGGCGGAGCCTCATCGCTCATAACTGTTCACCGCTCACTGATTGATCATCCCCGCCAGCCGGACCAGCTCCGCGCCGACGGTGGTTTCGACGACATTGGTCCCGGGCACAAGCGTCTCGCCCTGACCGACCGCCGCCGTGACCCGGTACAGCGCCGCGCCTACGGTGACGTACTCGCCGACCGCAAGGGACCGGGACGCCGTTTCCCCGGACGCCTCGCCGATCATGGCCCGGGTGTCCGCGTTCGCCGCCTCGATGGCCGCGCCGGTGTCCTGCACGTATTCCGCCGCCACGTCATATCCCGCGCCGGATTCCCATGCGTCGTGGAACAGCGTGTTCACGCCGGACAGCGCCGCGATGGTCCCGGCGTCCACGGTGTAGACCGCCGGTTCGGTCAGCTTCCAGCACACCTGAACCGGGGTGTTCGCCGCCGCCTGTTCCGCAAGCCATTCCTTGAAGGTGGCGGCGGTGGCATTGGCAGCGTCTTCCGGACGGATCATCAATACCGCGCCGTAGGCGGACGAATTGAAGATCTTCTGGCCGACAACCGTGGTGCTTCCGGTGATTTCCGCCGCGGCAAAGTGGGAGCAGATCCCGCTGTCGTCCACAACGGAGCCGAGGGCCCCGATCGCCGTCCGCAAATAGTATTTATCCGTCCCAGCGATGGTGGAGCCGCCGCCTGCCCAGCTCTCATTGCCGGTCAGACTCCGGTACACCCTGTCCACCGTCAGCGTGCCGGTCACGGGATCCCAGACGCCGCCGTAGACGTCCCCGGCCTCAGCGGGCGCGGTCATGGTGAAGGATTCCTCCGCGCTCCCGGCATAGATGCCCAGATTCCACGGGCCGTACAGCGATACCCGGACCGCAGCCGTTCCCTCGGGGAGCGTGATCCGCCGGATGTAGAAGCCGCTCCGGGATGCATACTGGAAAAGAATCGCCCCGCCGTTCAGCATGGTCCCGTTCGCGTCATAAGCCGCGGCCCGGATATATTTGCCCGAGGCGAGCGCGTTACCCCAGACAAGAAGAACGATCTCTCCCTCGCCGGACACCGGGATTTGGCCCGTGATCCTCATGCCGCTGGCCGCGACGATGTTCCCGGATCCGTCATAGCCCATGTCCGCCGTGTCTCCCGCGCCGGTGTAGAGATTGGCGCCGCACCGGTACAGCACGGGAGTCCGCGGGCTCAGCGCCCGGATGTTGGACGGGGACGGATCTCCTGCCCCGGCCTGCACCGGCCCGAAGGGGATCCGCACGGACCGAAACCGCCGTCCCTCCGCCGCGTCGCCGAGGATCAGGGGGAAGCCGGACGCCGTTCCGATAACCGGGGTGGCCGCCGGGCTGATGGTATCGTCCGCGTTTTTCCGCCGCAGAGCCAGACCGCCGCCCGCCGTCTGCTCCACCGTGAGAATCTGATAATCACTCATCGTTCATGTCCCGCCTTCCTTTTTCATTCTTTTTCCTCCGATACGCCGACTGCCCGTCTGCTCTCGACTGCTTGGCTATCCTCAACAGCCCGGTTGTCCTCCGGCTCAGGCTCTTCCTCTCCGCGAACCGCCCCGGTCTTCTCCGCCCGCTTTTTCCAGAGGATCTCTCCGAACCGGTCCGACAGCCCCAGCGCGGCGCAGAGCTGTTCCGTCACGGTCTCCCCGTCCAGCCACGGAGCCGCCGCCAGAATGTTGGAGATCTCCTCCTGCCGGTTGGCGATGACGGACCTCCGGAAGGAAGGCGCGCCGGACGCACCCGTCAGGGGAAGAAGCCCCTCCAGAAATTCCAGCACGCAGTATTCGAAGGCGTCCGTCTTGGCGTTCAGAGGCTCGTAGGCAGCCGCGATCTGGGTGGCCGTGGGAGTCCCGGAGGCGATCTCCTTCACGTCCAGCGCCATGAAGTCGTCGAAGAGCTGGGAGCGCATCCGGGAGAGCGCCGCCTCCGAAGCATCCACGGGAACCTCTACCGTGTGAGCCTCCACCGCCGCCCCGTCGTCCCCGTCCGCATGCACCACCCCGGTCCTTCTCAGTCCCGCCAGGAACGCCGCGTCGTCCTCCTCGTCCATGGCGGAGCAGTTTTTCAGCACCCAGTAGATCAGATTTCCCTCGTCCGTGTTGTTCACCAGCCCCGACAAAAGCAGATCGTAGGCGTCCAGCCCCGCTCTGGCCCCGACCAGCTCCGACTGCCGGTTCACATTGAAGAGGGGCACCACGGGTAGCCTGTCCGGATTGCCCGCGTTCACCCAGATCTCCCCGCCCGGGACCGCTTCGAGCCGCCTCAGGTAGTCCCGCTTTGCCGCCCATACCCGGACCGCCCCGCCGTCGTCCGCCGCATAGTCCGTGATGCCGTCCGCCTCGAACAGCGTCATTCTGAGGGGCTTGCCCGCACCGGCCTTCCACCATCGGATCCCCGCGCCGAGAGCTCCCGTCTCCTCGTCCCACAGGGGACAGAAGCCCGGCGCGTCGGGAGCCGCCAGCGGAAAGACCTCCAGCCTTCCCGCGTTCCAGAAGCCGAAGGCCGTACCGCCGTTCAGCGCGTATACCGCCAGCTGCTGGAGCGCCCGGTCGAATCCCGGACCCAGAGCCGCCTTCGAGCCCGCGCCGGGCAGGGAGACCCCGTTTCCCAGGAGATACTGGACCTCCTGGGTGATGAAGTAGTGATAGTACCGGGAGGGGATCTTGTGGTTGGGCCGGTAAACATCCGGGACCGCCTCTCCCAGAAGCGTGTAGACCATCCTCTGCGCCCGGGCGATGGTGGGATTCAGGTGCCGGTAGTACGCCTCCGCGTCCAGAGCGGTCCGGACCTGCTCCGACGCCGCGAACGCGGAAACCGCCTCCCGGCAGAATTCTCCCCGGACCCGCTCGCCCCGGCCCGCTGCCAGGAGGTCCTGAAAGGTTCGTATGCTCATGTCCTCACCTCATAAAAGATCCACAAGACAGACCGCTCCCCGGACCTCGTCCCCGGCCGTTTCAAACGCCTCCTCCGATCCCGCCCAGACCGGGATGAGGGAGCCGTCCGCCCGGTTCCGCAGAACGCCCGCCGTCCGGAGCATCTCCGCCTCGTTTTCCTCAAGCCTCAGATCCACCGCCTCCCGGGACTGTGCCAGAGCCGCCGCCAGAGCCTCCTCGCAGTTCGAAAGAAGCGCTTCCACCCGGGCCGCCGCCTCAGCGCTTCCCTGACGCACCGCCTCCGCGGCCTCCTCCTTCAGCGCCGTCACCTTCGCCAGAACCTGCTCCCCGTAGGTGGGCGGAAGGGGCAGGGGATCCTCCTCTCCCGTCTCCTTCACCCTGAGGGATGCCGTCTCCGTGGTCAGGCGCGCCGAGATCTCCCCGTCCGTCACGGCGTCCCCGTGGACCCAGACCGTCCAGTCTCCCGCCGAAAGATCCGGCGTCACCTCAGAGGTCCCGTCCTCTCCCAGCGCAAGGATCCGCTCGATTCCGTCCTCCTCCCGCCGGAAGTGGGCGAACCGGACCAGTCCGTCCCAGTCGCAGGTCTCGAAGACGAACCGGGCCGGAATGCTGCGCCAGGTGCCCGCGGCGACGGGAGGGGAGCAGAGGGTCAGCCGCTGTCCCCTGATAAATCCCGTGATCATTCATGTCCTCCTCTTTTTCAGAATCGTGTTGACAAAATAGCGGATGTCGTCCATGGCGTGGTCGTTTTCCTTCACCACGGCGTCCCGCTCTCCGTTCTCCGCCCATCGGTAGAGCCCGAATTCCCGGACCGCGTCCCGGCACGAGGAGTGGATCTTCACCTCCCCGGACTTCAGCGCGCCCGCCGTCACCCGGATCCCGTCCAGCACGTCGTTTTTCGCCTTCACCACCGTGAAGCCGTGCCGCCTCAGCGCCGCGATGAAGGAGGACGCCGAGGGATCCGCCACCACCCGCTTCACCGTCAGATTCCCGGCCAGCCGCTCGATCTCCCGGCAGTAGTCCTCGTCCGTCAGCGCAGTCCCGGAGGCCCGGCCGTCGTGGTAGTATTCCCGGATCCGCACCGCCCTCGGCTCCCTTGAGACCGGATCCTTCGTCACCCGCCAGAGCCCCGCCGAGAAGGGATTCATGGTGCCGTAGTCCACGGAGATGTAAACGTCCCCCTCCTCCGGGATCTCCTCCGTCAGATTGTCCGGCCCGAAGTCGTAGACCAGCCCCTCCGCCGCGCACCATTCCCCGAGGATGTACCGCCGCCGGAAGACCCCCGTGTAGAGGGCCTCGTACCGCTTCCTCACCTCCCGGGACAGACCGGGATTGTCCTCCAGCGTGAAGTGGATCCGCAGGGCGTTCTTTTCCTCCGGCTTCGATACCCATTCCCGGTAGAACCAGTGGCCCGTGGACGCCGGATTGCAGTTGAACCACAGCTTCGCCCCCGGCAGGGAACAGCGCGCCGCCGCCTGATCCACGAAGGAGCGGGGGAGAAGCGCCGCCTCGTCCACCAGCACCCCGCCCAGAGTCCGCCCCTGGATCAGCGCGAAGGAGCTCTCGTTCACCCCGCCGAACAGCTCGAAGACGTTCCGCCTTGCCCGCCCGTTCCTCCGCGCCGTGACGGTCAGCTCCCGGGTTCCGGGTCTCCACCGGAGCCGGTACGACCGCCGGGCCGCCGAGGTAGCCAGATACGGCAGGATCAGATTCTTCGCGCATCCGTCCGCCGTCTTGCCGCAGATGCCGAACCGCACCCCGTCGAAGCGCTCCATGGCCCAGTCGATGAAGGCCGCCGTCATCAGGGAGGATTTTCCCGTCCGGATGGCCCCGTCGCAGATCAGCGCGTCGTATCCGCTGTCCCCGAACCGGAAGATTTCCTTTTGCTTCTCACTCAGTCCCATACAAAACCATTCCCTTTCAGCCGTCCCCGTCCCTCCCGCCGACCGGCATACCGTTTTCCCGGCCCGCTCATTTTTTGCAGCCGTACGGTCCCGGGCTCTCCTCATACTGATTTCCTTCTGTGGAGCTATCTATATGGGTTTTGATTACAAGATGTAGAAGGCGAATCGCCTTGCGATGAGCTCGCGTACAATAACTCTGATAAGGTTGGATGACTATATTGGTGTATCAA